AGTAAGGACTTGGGTTATGATGGGATTGAGTATGATAATGAGGTGGAGGATGCCCTTAATAAAGGTGGTGAAGTAAAGACAAAGGAAGAAAGAGATCCTTCTTACATACTCTTCCATCCTTGGCAGTTTAAGTCAATATATAATAATGGGGATTACAAACGAGGGAGAAGAAACTTCTTAGGGAGTAACAACAAATATAAAAAGAAGGAGCAAGTAGCATGAGTGAACGAGCTTTAGCAAATATGTCGGAGTTACAGGCTGTCAACATGATGCTAACAACTATTGGAGAACAGCCAATTGGTAACTTAAATGATAAGGCAGGATTACAAGATGCCTCCATAGCCCAAGACATACTACACAATACATCAAGACAGGTACAATCAAGAGGATGGATATTTAATACTGACCTCCAAAAGGTTATGTCTCCTGATAATTCTATAGGAGATGGTAGTGGTAAGATTAAAGTGGATACGAATGTACTACGTATAGACACCACATCTAAAGTAAGGTCTAACAAAACAGATGTAATAGAACGTGCAGGATACCTCTATGATAGAGAAAAGAATACTAATCTATTCTCAGATTCTGTAACAGTAGACTACGTTACCTTCCTCCCATTTGACAGTTTACCTGAGTCTGCACGTAGGTACATAGCAGTTAAGTCTGCACGTATCTTTCACGATAGAGTAGTTGGTTCAGGTGAGTTACATAATTTCTTTCAGCAGGACGAACTACAGGCTTGGGGTGACCTACTTGAGTATCAATCAGAAACAGGTGACTTTAATATATTCGATGACTATGATACCTTTAGAGTACTAGACAGAAACAAAGATGCGAACCAACATTATGCGTGGAGGAAGTAGATGGCTTTAATTTCAGGAACTATACCAAGTTTAATTAATGGTATATCTCAACAACCTGCTACTCTTAGGTTACCAACACAGGGAGAGGTACAGGAAAATGGATTGTCCCACATTGCACGTGGGTTAGAGAAACGACCATGTACTGAGCATGTGACAAAGATAGCCGGTGTAACCTCTAGTAATAGTGACGATGTATTTATTCACACAATACGAAGAAGTGAGGACGAAGCATATGCACTAATTATGAAGGGTACACCTAGTAGTGGGACACCAGAAATTAAAGTAATTGACTTAACAGGTTTTGCTACTGGTACTCCGGGTAACGAGGTACACGTAAGAGCAACAGCAGATGGGACTTCTGGAAGCTCTGTAGCACTAAGTCATGCTTCTATGGCAGTTCAAGAGGCTTACTTAAATAACTTTGAGACTGCGACTAATGTATTTTCCCCACATAGTCTCTCAGCTACTACTATTGCTGACTACACGTTTATACTCAATAAGACTGCAATAGTAAAACAAAAGGCTACACTACCAGATGTAAGACCTTATGAATCACTTTTGTATTACAAGATTGGAGACTTTGGTGCAAAGTATCAAGCACTTATTACTGAGTGGAACGTAGATGCAACAGGTGTAAAGCCAGCTAAAGATGCAACTATAAAGACTCAGTATAAAATTATATTTGCTACTCCAGATAACGAAGTAGAGTCTAGGTCTGGTGCAGGAGGTTTAGGTAACTCAGCTTCCGTTAATAACCAAGCAGCAGTACGTGTTAATAACATTGCAAATGCAGTAACTACAGGAGCAGATGCTAGTGATATAGTAAAACTTTTGAGATCTGGAACTGATGACGCAAGCTACAAAATAATTATAGGTACAGGATCGGACGACGCATCGGGTGCTACTAACGCTACTCTCTACGGAGGTGACAAAGGTGTAAAGAGCCGTGGCGAAATCACATGTTCAACTCTAACCGCAGGAGACAAAGGAGCTTTCACAACCGGAGGACTAAATCAATTAGCTGTAGTTAATACCAGATTCAAAGTTGTATTTGATGATAAGACAAGTGTAATCCACGTTAAAAACTCAACTTACCCCATTACTGTTGAGCTTACAGATGGTAAAGGTGACACATTCTCTCGTGCTGTTAATGGTAGTCAGGAAGTACCTAACTTTGGTTACCTACCGGGTTCAGCAAATATTGAAGAAGGTTTTGTAGCAAGAATCTCAGGAGACAAGGCATCTGGACAAGATGACTACTACGTAACTTGGAATGGTGCTGTATGGAAAGAGACTGCTCAACCTATATATCCGGGTGGGTCTACGTTAAGTAACTACACTACTGGATCTTACGCTTTACATACTGGTACTAGTGCATCAGAAAATCCTCTACTCGCACTAAAGAAAAACTCGTATATAGAGTTGGACGAAGGTACTATGCCTATGCAACTCTTTAAAGCCTTTGATAGCTCCAATGTTATATACTTTGTATTCAAACCTGTGGACTGGGCTGATCGTGTAGCTGGCGATGCTACAACAAACCCATTTCCTTCATTTGGTAATTATGATGTTGCAGCGGATGCTGCCGGAGTGTTTTCTATTAATGACATATTCTTCCACAGGAATAGACTTGGGTTCATCTCAGACGAGAATGTAATACTGTCGGAATCAGGAGGTTACTACAACTTCTTCCATACTACTGTACTGTCTGTATTAGATACAGCAGTTATTGATGTAGCAGTCAGTAATAACCAAGTGGCTATACTCAAGTCTGCCATACCCTTTCAGGAAAGCCTCATATTGTTCTCAGATCTCCAGCAGTTCAAACTAACGTCTGACTCCTTCCTTACCCCTACCTCAGTAACAGTTGACGTTGCAACGAACTTTGAGACCTCTACGACAGCAAAGCCAGTACCGGCTGGTAAAACTATCTTCTTCCCATTTCAACGTGGTGCATTCTCAGGTATACGTGAGTACTTCATTAATATCGCATCTGAAACTAATGATGCTAATGAAATATCTGCTCACGTTCCAGAGTATGTAGAAGGTACTGTTAGAAAGATGGCTGTATCCTCTAACGAAGAGGTACTACTTATACTATCTGATAAAGACCGAAGAGAAGTAAAGGTCTACAAGTACTACTACAATGAAAAAGAGAAGATGCAGTCTGCATGGTCAACGTGGAAGTTTGATGCAGAGATAATTGATATGTCATTCATAGGCTCAATTGCATTCTTTCTATTCAGGAGAGGTACAGCTATTTATCTAGAGAAACTAAACCTGTCTGTTGATAACGCTACAAGTACAATGGATGACAGGATTGGTGTAAGATTAGATAGGAGAGTTAAGCTAGATATAGGTGCTTCAACTACTGATGCTATAGCAGACTTCTATACTGATGCAAACCACGATGTCTTAAGAAGTGGTTCTGGTAATATTACAATAGCACAGGCAGGAGAATATGGCCCTGTAGTTAAAATAACAGGTTTAAATAATGGTACTTACAATGCAGATGAAGCACTAAACCTACAACAGTTACCAAGAGTAGGACAAAGGTTTACCTCTTCAGCAATAGCAGGAAACCTAGTTACTAATGAAGGTGAAATTTATAAGATAATATCAGCTACAAGTACTGGCAATGGTACAGCAGATATTAAGATAACTCCATCAGTATCACAAGAGGCAAAGTGGGACACTAGCACTATACTTTCATTTGAAGATCGTAAGGTTATCTTTGTAGTAGAAACAGGTGAGTTAGTCGGAAATAGGAAGACTGTAGATAGCATAGTAGTTAATAAGACAGATGTAGAAATGGCTGCGGATATAACAGGTATACTAACTAATGGAACCTACTTCTCTAAGCAAAAGGGTAATTTAACCCCTGTCATATTTGCTGGTATTCCCTATGACTTTAGATACCAGTTCTCTCAACAGTTTGTTAAAAACAATGATAACTCAATTAACTCAGGTCGATTACAACTTAGAAACTTTGAGGTCTCCTATGCAAACACAGGAGGTTTTCAGGTAGAAGTTGCACCTAGACCTTATGACTCCCTATACAGAGAAGTGAATACAAGGTCTTTCACAGGTAAAGTGGTAGGTACTGTTATTACTGGTATAATGCCTTTAGAAACAGGAGTACTACGAGTACCTGTCTACTGTAATAGCAGGGATGCACGTATAACTGTAAGTAGTAAAGAGTGGCTTCCACTTGCACTACAATCGGCAGACTGGGAAGCACTACAAGTACTGAGAAGTCAGAGAATCTAAATATGGACATTTACGTAGTTAAAAGATTAACTTATGGAATACACAGTAGATAAGGCAAACATGGGTGACTGCCTAGAACTTGCACCAAATATGAGACAATCAGATATTCAGGAGATATGGAGTTCAGGTAGGT